CGCATCGCGTTTCGGAAATCAGCAAAAACCTGCTAATCGGCCAGCTCAGACGGTAGCAGGCGCCTCAAGGGCGACAGTAACTGGGCGCAGTGGGAAAAAGGTTCGACTCACCCCGAGCCAAGTCGCTATTGCGAAGAAATTGGGTGTGCCGCTTGAAGAATACGCGAAATACGTGAAGGAGTAAAAAAGATGAGCGACCACGAAAACAACGCCGGTACGACCATCAATCGTGCTTCTCGCGCCTCACAAACCCGGGAGAAACAGGCTGTGCGTAAGCCTTGGGCTCCCCCGTCGATGCTCGACGCACCACCTGCACCGGATGGGTTCAAGCACCGTTGGATTCGCGCGGAAACGCGTGGTTTTGACGATGTGAAGAACATCAGCGCCAAGATGCGCGAAGGTTGGGAACTGGTCCGCAAGGACGAGTACCCTGACTTTGAGGCCCCGGTAATTGATTCAGGGAAATACACTGGTGTGTTTGGGGTAGGCGGATTGATTCTCGCACGCATTCCTGACGAAACGGTTGCCGAGCGGACGGCTTACTTTAACCAAAGAAGCCGCGACCAGATGGACGCCGTTGACCACGACATGATGCGCGAGAATGCTCACTCGACCATGACGATCACTCGACCTGATCGTCAATCTCGTGTAACCTTCGGCGGCCCTCGTACGTGACGGCCGCCCTGCTAGGAGAGAACTGACATGGCAAACCAAGAAACTGCCTACGGTCTCCGTCCTATCGGGCTGAACGGTGCTGGCAGCAATACCACTGGCGTGACCCAGTATGAGATTGCTTCCAACAACACCAATGCGATTTACCAGTATTCGATCGTCGTCCCCACTTCGGCGGGCACGATTGACCAAGCTGGTGATACCGCAGGCGGGACCACCCCCGCTCTCGGCGTCCTGATGGGTGTGGAGTATCAAGACTCGGTCCAGAAAAAGCCCGTGTGGCTGAACTACTGGCCCGGTTCCGGCTCTGTGAGCGTCGACACCAACTACCCGGTGAAGGCGTTTGTCGCAGACAACCCCAACCAACTGTTCAAAGTGGCTTCGGATGCTACGCTGACCAACCGCGCTACTGCGCAGGCGGCAGTGTTTGCAAACGCTTCGCTGGGCACTTCGGCCCGCGGCGGCTCGACCAACACTGGGTCGTCCACCGCAGCGCTGAACGTGGCCTCGATTGCGACCACGGCGACCCTTCCGCTGCGTATCGTGGGCATCATGGATGATGTTGCCAACAGCGATTACACCGCGGCAGGCGTCCCGCTGATCGTCCGTTTGAACGCGCACTACAACTCGCCGAACGCAAGGTTTGATTCTCAAACCACTGCGCCGACGACTGGCGTATAAGGAGGCTGACTAATGGCTATTTCTCGCGCACAACTTGCGAAAGAGCTGGAACCCGGCCTTAACGCGCTGTTCGGCCTTGAGTATAACCGCTACGAAAACGAGCACTCGGAAATCTTCGACGAAGAGTCGTCCGATCGCGCGTTTGAAGAAGAGGTCATGCTCGGGGGCTTCTCGACCGCTCCTGTCAAAGGCGAGGGCACTGCCGTCTCGTTTGACTCGGCGCAAGAGACCTACACCGCGCGTTATACGCACGAGACCATCGCTCTGGCGTACTCGATCACCGAAGAAGCAGTCGAAGACAACCTCTACGATCGCCTTGCTTCGCGCTACACCAAGGCTCTGGCCCGCTCGATGGCCCAGACCAAGCAGATCAAAGCTGCGGCCATCCTGAACAATGCGTTCTCGACCGGCAGCCCGATCGGCGACGGTGCGGCTCTGTGTTCGTCGCTTCACCCGAGCCTCTCGGGCAACCAGCGTAACGTTCTGTCGGTTGCGGCCGACCTGAACGAAACGTCGCTTGAGCAGATGCTCATCGACATCGCCGGTCTGACGGACGAGCGTGGTCTGAAAATCGCGGTTCGCGGCACGAAGCTCATCATTCCGAAAGAGCTTCAGTTCATCGCAGAGCGAGTTATCAACTCGAACCTGCGCTCTGGCACCGCAGACAATGATCTGAACGCAATGAAGTCT